GACACCTCAACATGAAGCCATGCACCGCCGGGTGTGCCTGCGTTGTCGGTCGCTGTAAACACCTTTACGCCTTTGACGCCTTCGCCACGAGAACAGCGGTAGCCACGTCCCCACGCGGTTTTGTCGTTCGGATCCTGTTTCGGGTTGAGGTACGAGTAGTCGTGGATTTCGCAGATGCGCAGCTCTTCGCTGTGTTCGATGAGCCAGTCCCATGCTTCACGCGCTACGGCACGGCCTGCACGGGTTGACGGGTAACCCATATCGACACTGAATCCAGTTGCATGGGTGCTGAGGTTCTTGGAGCCACGCATCGGGCGTACGACATACATGCCTAAATTGGTAAATGCCCAACGGCGTTTGCAAAGGTCGTAGAATTTCTTGGTAACGGGTGAAGCAGCTCCACCGTCCCACGCAGGGTAAAAAGGGTATTTACGAGGCATTTGGCGGATCCTTGGGTTTGTCCTTCAGACCGTTGCCTGCGAGTAGCCCGATGAGACCACCGGCAAGAGTCATCAGCATCGGCGAGAGAACTGCCCACGCTTCAGCGTCATTAGGTGACTGCTCGAGAGGTTGAGTGACAAACAGCAAGCCGTAGATCAGCGAGACGATTGCTGCGACGAATGAGAACGACAGTGCGATGCCTACGATGAGGATGAGTCGGGCTTTTATTTCTTCGTTTGTGAGGCGGTTTTCGGGTTTCATGGGCATCGTCTTTCTAGTAGTCCGTTATCGGGGGTGTCTTCGCAGTTGTAGCGGACGCGGTCGGCGCAACTACTCAGCGCTAGGCACAAGAGGAGCGTCAATAGTCCGCGCTTCATACTCAGCCACCTCCTCGGGTGTCATTTCTCGCTGTGTCTCTTCGCCTGTGAGAGCGTTGTAAACGTGAATTAAAAGTGGTTCTTTGCTCATTAGTTTTTCATTCCGTAAACGGTGACAGTTCCAGTGATTGTGCCACTGGTGGGGAAAAAGTACAGCCCAGTAAATTGATTATTGCTTACTTTGCTGTGGTCTAAATGAGTTGCTAGACCGCTATCGCCAGACCATGAATGCAAGGTGCAGACAGTGTTTACATTTGCCACGTATGGTTGAAATACTGTGATTTCTACAGTGCTGTAATTTTTCGCTGCTGTAAAATGATTGGCTGCAAAATTGCTGCTGTTATTTGTTTGGTTAAATCCGTTGATTCCGTTATTCCAATAAAATCCCCAACGGTCATAACTGCTGAAACTATCAATCGTGTTAGTACCTGTCATAAATTGAAATTGACTATTTGTGGCGTTACTTCCAAAATAAGTCATTTTAATTAAGTAATTCGTGTAGTCAGCGCTAAAGCAGTTTTGCACTTCAACGCCAGCGGAACCGCTAAACGTGACTGCAGCTGTTTTCCACATGCCCACAGCGTTCATATCCGCAGCGCGCAAAACCTCGCCCGAAGAAAAAACTGGAAAAGTCATTAAAAACCCAATCTGTTGATATCAAGCCGACCCTGAGTCGAACTATCCAATAAGAAAATATTGTAAAACTCTTTTGGCGAGAAATAAGCCACTGTCTCAGTCCGATCAGGTTGACCCGAATAAGACACACCCTCAAGCACTGCTTCAGTTTCCCAAATGCCTGAAACACCGGGCTTGTAATAATGAACACTCAAACCCCAAAAAGAAGTGTTATTGACCAAGGAAAGCCAATTGTCAAAAGCTGCAACGCTATTACCAGTGTCCGAAACAGAAGTAGCAAAAGTGACGCTCATAGGGTCGCCTTGAACCCGTGACAACCAATTAGCAAGGTCGAGAGCCTGACCTGTTGTTGCGTCAACCGTCGACGTAGTAGCGGACACCGTGCCATAAGTGGAAAACGAAGAAGGGTCTTGACCTGTTTGTGAAGCGAGCCCCTCAGGCTGTGTAGTGACAGTGTTGGCAAAACTTTGACCTAGTGTGCGCCGTTCAAAGTCTTGGTACAAAATGGTGACGCCACCCTCATCAACACTCGCAACGAAATTGGCAGCAGCGTTAATAAAAATACCGTTCCGAGGTAAAAACGCAGCCTTCTTACCCACATACCGAATCTGGCCCTTTTCAGTATTCATGTTGAGGTTTACACGATTAGCAATAGTTCCCGTATAGGTCGCAGCCGAAGCAATCGATTGACCAGTTGTAAACGTGGTGTCAATTTCTAAATCAGCAGCTGCAAGTTCCGAAGTGAACTCAGAAATTTGTGCGATCGTGTTGGTCTGAGTTAACGCTTTGTTGTTTACCTGAACACGGCCAGCCTTTGACAACCAATCGTCACAAACAATTGTTGCAGTCGATGAAGCCCCTGAACCCGTGTTGGCGTTAGTGCCCACAGCATCTTGAAAAGTAATCTGAGACACCCAAAAATGACCGGGAATGATGCTGCAAGAAATACGGTCGTTAATGCTAAAAATGCTTGCTTGGTTGTTGTTGTTTCGGATGGTAATTGTCATTTGATTACCGCTCCAGTTATCAAGATAAGACTGGCGACCCCATTGGTAGTTGTAACTCATCACAGACGAAGTGAAGTCTGTGCCAGCAACAACCTTTTGAAAAGTGACAGCCTTGATTGCCATTAGAGCGCTCTGACGTTTACAGGGACAGCGCCGTTGCTGCGGTTGTAGGACTGGAGTGCCTTGACAACGCTTTGTGCTGCGGTCTGAGGATCTAGCGCGTTAACAGTCAAATAAATGCTGCCTCCGCCACCCATGCCGAACTCCCCAGCACGGTTCAACGGCACAACAGCCTCAGGGCCAGCCTCGCCAATCACAGCCAGCGTGGCGGAACGGACGATGCCACCATCAGCCAGCATCGGAATATTCGGGACATCAAAGCCCTTGCCACCAAAGCCCGGCACAAACGAAGGGAACTTAAACGACAAGCGACCAATGGAGTTATTCCACAGCATTGCCATACCGTTAAACACAGTCTTAAACACAGCCAGCAAACCGTTCAACGCTGGAATAGTGACGTTGTTGATCCAAAAGCGAAGCGCCCCGAAGACCGAGTCCACAATCTTGCGGAACCCTTCGAACTTGTTGTAGGCCGTGACAAGAGCTGCGCCAACAGCAACAACACCAATAGCGATAAGGCTGAAAGGGTTGAGAGCCATGGCAAGGTTTACAGCCATAATGGATGCAGCGATAACAGCGATAGCGCCACCAACAGCGAGCAGGATGCCCGGGTGCTTAGCAGCCCAATCACCGAACTTGGTCAGGTACGGCAACACGGCCTCAACGGCTGGGAGCAGAGCAGCACCTATTGACTCCTTGGTCTCAGCAAGGGCTATTCCGAGACGCTTGAATTGACCTGCAGCAGTGTTCGCTGCTGCGCTAGCGGAGCCAGCAGTCGTGTCAGCAATGAGAGACATAACAGTCTCGAAGTCTGCACCCTCCTTGATTAACGAGCGGTACTCAGGGTTCAATTTGGCAAGAGCAGCCACGTTGCCACCCATCGCCTTGGTGATAGCCGTAGTGACCGTCTCAAGGGGCTTTCCAGAGGCTGCAGCCATGTCCATAGCCTGCGATGCGTAAGCCTGAGCCAAACGGACATCGCCCGTAGCCTTTGCCAACTTTGTTAACGCAGGACGCAACTCATCATCAGTAACACCGAGCAGGCGACCCTGAGTGGCAATCCAATCCTCGTTGGCATCAATCTGCATGTCTGTCGCATTGGTCGTCTTGCGAAGGTTGTTGGCAAGTAGATCCTGTGCAGCTGCGTCCTCAATAGCACCCTTGGTTGCGTCAAACAATGCAGCGCCCACGCCAGCCAAAGCGGCAGCAGCAGGAATGGCAGCCTTCTTTAAAGCGAACTGGGCTTTTGCGCCAGTGGTCTCCAGCTGCTTGAACTCTTTAATGGCGCTCTTGATACCGGTGTCCGAGAACGACGTCACGATTGGAATAGAAAGCATTACTTCAACTCTCGGTTAACGCGCTGGACAATACTGATAGCAAACTTCTCCATCACGCCTGCAATCTCGTTTACTTTGCTGTAAACAACAGGGCCGATGACACGAGTGCGCCCCGGCTGAATAGGGCCAAGAGCATCGCCAAGAGAATTGAAGTTCTTGCGTCCAGCAGTTTCGAAGATGGCTGTACCCGTGTCACGCTGGACAATGTTGATCGTCCCAAGAGAACGGCGGTCAGTGTTAAACACCACGTCCACGCCTTTACGAGCCTTGTCAAGATTCCACGGGAAAACCTTGCGACCCTTAACCGCTGGGCCAGCCCAAGTGCGGTTCATACCCGACAAGGGAACAAAACGATACGCAGAACGCACAGCGTCAGTTGCTGGGGCAGCAATAGCGCGAGCCTCGTTGTTGAACTCCTTACGAAGTCCGGGCTCAATCTTGTTCAGAGCGCGGATGGCTTCGTTGATGCCTAAAACACTGATATCGCTATTTACGCCCACGGTTTGCCTCCTTTGCTCTCTTCTTCAGCACATCCAACATGGTGTGCAGCTCTTGTGTATCGAATGGGATTTGATGAGGCCAAAACCCCGTCTCAACTGCTAACTCGCAGATGGTTCGGAGGTAAGAGCCTCTTGCGTAGGGTTTGCAGCGTCCTCGTTTACAACTTCTACTGACACCAGTTTCTTGATGTAGTCATCAAAGAC